TGGCTGTTTATCTAGGTTACATTTTCCTATTCGGACTAATCAAAAAGTTAGGTTCGGTGTTTGGGAACCGTCGGGGAACAAAAAAGAGGTCAATATGAAAGTTGGTGAGTGTTGGGTACTTGATACAAGAAAACCACACACAGTCATCAATGAAGGTGATGAAGATAGAATACATTTAGTTGTTGATGTAAAGACAAACAAAAAACTTAAAGAGATAATACTAACATGAAATGGTTTTACGAAAAAAATCGAGAACTTCTAGATTCGCCAGTTAATAAATACTTTGAGGAAGTTCTTTGGATGTCCAAAGATGAATTTCGTCAATGGGTAATAGAACTTCGCAAAACTGTTGTTGACCTGTGGGATAATCACAATCTTCCTCCTAGAGTTGGATATGATGAACAAGAAATCATAAACCAATTCAACGAAATGCATTCTTTTCCAGTTCATAAGTTTGAAGCTGTAGATGAATTGACTGGTGAAAAAGATGTGATCAGAAATACTAGTGTAGTTGGTAATGCAGTTAATCAATGGTTTCCTACCATGATGAAAACTCGCATTAACTATACAAAAAAAGATGATGGTAAATCCATCTACGATTACTTTGCTAAGGAGGAATTACTTGACACTTTTATCACATATGCTACCCGCCATTTTAAACGTGACTCTTTTTACCATTATAGCTTTGTTGCTAAAGCGAATGAACTTGAACATTATGGATATCTTCCAGTATCCAGTGACGCTGTTAATTGGATTAATGAATTCGAGGAAACCTTTAGGAAACAAGAAAAATGGGACTACTGGCTCCAACCCAAAGATGTAGAAAAAGAATATACTGGTTATAATGAAGAACTAAAGAATCAAAAGTATTTGATGCTTCACAAAGATGATATTGAGAAACTAAATATTCCCGACAGATGCAAAACAAATGTAGACTATAGTAAATCTGAACATTATGTTATTCGTCCATTTGAATTCAAACAAAAACTTTTTCCTGTTGGCCTAAAAGCATTTAGAGTTTCATTTTGCCAATATGCTGTAAACTTTCCACCTTTGACTGCGAAATACTTATATGAAAAATTTACTCAGCACTTGGTTGGACAACCTCTTATTCGCATTTATGATCCTTCTAGTGGTTGGTCTGGGAGGCTTCTCGGTGCTATGTCTGTTCGTGATGACCGTCATATTCTTTACATTGGGACTGATCCTAACACTGATCATAACACCTCTCCTGGTCGTACAAAATATCATGAAGTCGCTGATTTCTATCGTAAGAATGTTAACAAAGGTGGACTCTGGGCAGATGAACACTCCCACACAGAAACAGAAATCTATCAACTAGGTTCGGAAGTCATAAAAGATGACCCAAATTTCCAAAAACATAAAGGTAAATTGGATCTGGTCTTTACATCACCACCTTACTTTGCTAAGGAAGCATATTCAGAAGATTCAACACAATCATATAAAAAGTTTGGGCAATATCAAGAATGGCGAGAAGGTTTCTTACGACCCACACTTGAAACCGCTGTTGAATGGTTACAATCTGACCGTTACCTTTTGTGGAATATTGCCGACGCTGTTTTTGGAGGTGATATGTTACCTCTTGAAGAAGATAGCAGAAAGATTCTAGAAGAACTTGGTATGATATACAAAGGCAAACTTAAAATGTCTTTGGCTCAGATGCCTGGTGGTAATAGAGTTGATACCGAAACTGGATTACCAAAAGCAAAAAACTTTTGCAAAGTAAATGGTATGTGGTTGAAATACGAACCGGTATTCGTTTTCTATAAGCCATAAGTTTACCACTAAAACACTTGACATACACACTACATAATGATATGATGTGAAAACTTGCTGATCCTGCAAGGCTTTTTTTAACTTTGTTATTTTTTATTAGGAGATTATGATATGGCACAAAAGCTATCCGCTAAACAACGCATGTTGAACGCCTTGAAACAAAAAGAAGGCTACAACACTTTCACCGTTGCACAAGCACAGCGCCGTTTCGGTGTACAAAACGTTTCAGCTCGTATTGAGGAACTTCGCAAAGAAGGTTACTGCATCTATACGAACATCAAAACTCTTGAAGATGGCAGCAGAGTAAAGTACTACAAAATGGGTACTCCTACCCGCAAACTCGTTCAAGCTGCTTTGAAAGGTGGATTTAGTTTTGCTAACTAATCCATAAAAACAGAAAGGAGACTACCCAAAAGGTAGGTCTCCTTTTTTTATATCTAGAGGTCAAAATGGAAATAACCATAAAAACAGAAGAACTAAGAAAGAAAAGTATATTCATTGCAACTCCGATGTATGGAGGCATGAATCACGGCATGTATATGAAAGCATGTCTCGACCTACAAGGAATGTGTATGCAATATGGAGTTGCTACAAAATTTTCATTCCTATTCAACGAATCATTAATCACAAGAGCAAGAAATTATCTTGTTGATGAATTTCTGAGTCGTTCAGATTGCACACATTTACTATTTTTGGATTCAGATATCAACTTTGACCCTAGAGATGTTATTGCACTTCTTGCATTAGACAAGGATGTTATTGGTGGTCCTTATCCTAAAAAAGCAATCAAGTGGAAGAATATTAAAACTGGAATGCAAAAGAATCCAGGCATGGAGCCCCAACAACTAGAAAAACTTGCTGGTGATTTTGTTTTCAATCCAGTCAAAGGAACAGCACAGTTTAATGTGACTGAACCTCTAGAAGTTATGGAGATTGGTACTGGTTTTATGATGGTGAAACGTGAAGTATTCGCAAAATTTGCAGAAGCGTATCCACATCTAAACTATAAGCCAGATCATGTAGGACAAGCACACTTTGATGGCTCAAGAAAAATTCATGCATACTTTGATACTGTGATTGACAAAGGTTATACTTTTGAAGATGCACATCAATTGCTACAAAGAGCAGCAAAAGGTGAAGATGTTAAATCTGATGCAAAAAAACTTCTCGCAAAAGAAGAAGAAGCTTCTCATCGTTATCTGTCTGAAGATTATATGTTTTGTCAGTGGTGGAGAAACATCGGTGGAAAAATCTATTTGTGTCCATGGATGAAAACTTCTCACATTGGAACATATCACTTCCACGGTGACATGCCTGCTATTGCAAACTTTGTTGGAGAAATGTAATGGGTGAAGGTCGTAAGTTTGATGGTGGTAAATCAGAATATGGCCTTCTACCTCCACTTGCACTAGAGGAAACAGTGAAGGTTCTTACCTTTGGTGCTCAGAAGTATGAACGTGATAATTGGAAAAAAGTACCCGATTCTAAACGCAGGTACTTTGATGCCATGGAACGCCATATATGGGCATGGAAAAGAGGAGAACAGTTTGACCCCGAATCTGGTTTACATCACTTGGCACATGCTATGTGTTGTTTGATGTTTCTGTATGAACATGATATAATGTACTCTGTTGAACTTGATAATGAGGAAACAAAATGAAACTCTCAAACGAAACACTAACAATTCTTAAAAACTTTTCTTCCATCAATTCTGGAATTCTGTTTAAGAAAGGTAGCACACTCTCAACTGTGTCATCTACCAAAACTGTACTAGCACAAGCAACTCTGCAAGAAGATGTACCGCAAGAGTTTGCTGTCTATGACCTGAATAATTTTCTCTCTGTTCTTTCTCTTGGAAAAGAAACACCAGAACTTGAATTCGATGACAATCATATTTTGATCAAGTCATTAGGTGGTCGTAGCAAAATCAAATATCGTTTTGCTGACAAGAGTATGATTGTTACTCCACCAGATAAGACTGTTGTTATGCCTTCTACTGATGTTTCATTTACACTTGAAGAATCTGATTACGATTGGATTACAAGAACTGCAAATGTACTTCAGTCTCCGCATATTGCAATCGAAGGTGAAAACGGTAAACTAAAACTGACTTCTTTTGATGCTAAAAATGATGCTGCAAACGTTAACTCAGTTGAACTTGGTGACTGTGATGTGGTATTTAAGTCTGTGTTTAAAACTGAAAACTTAAAAATGATTCCTGGAAGTTATGAGGTAATGGTTTCTTCTAAAGGAATTGCTCATTTCAAAAACAAGAAAGAAGCAGTTGAGTATTGGATTGCAACAGAGAAAGATTCATCAACTTTTAAAGGATAATTATGTTAATAGTGTTCACAGAATTTCAGTCTAAAAAATCAGTTGCAATTAATCCTAGAAAAGTAGTGTCTGTTTTTACAGTAGAAGAAACAGAAGCAGAAGAAACTAAACAGTATGCTGGAAGAACAGCAATTGTATTAGTAAATGGAAACGTAATTGTAGAAGAAGAATATTTGGAAACAGTAGGTAGAATTAACGCTGAAATTGGTGGTAGGTGGAATTAATATTTTGAATTATTTTTTTATTATGGAGTATGTGAATGAACGACCAAATTCTTTGGGTAGAGAAGTATCGCCCTCGTAAAGTACAAGACTGTATTCTTCATGATAGTCTAAAGAAAACTTTTCAGGAGTACGTTGATAGAAAAGAGATTCCCAATCTTCTTTTGTCTGGTTCAGCAGGTGTAGGCAAGACTACAATTGCAAGAGCCTTGTGTGATGAAGTGGGCTGTGATTACATCATCATCAATGGCTCTGATGAATCAGGTATTGATGTTCTTAGAAATAAAATCAAAAATTACGCATCATCAGTTAGTCTTACTGGTGGTCGTAAAGTGATTATCATTGATGAAGCAGACTATCTAAATCCAAACTCAACACAGCCTGCTCTGCGTGGAGCAATTGAAGAATTCGCATCTAATTGCTCCTTCATCTTTACTTGTAACTTCAAGAATCGTATTATCGATCCAATTCATTCTCGTTGTGCAGTTATTGACTTCAAGACAAATGGTAGTAAAGCAAAACTTGCTACACAATTCATGAAGCGAGTCGAATGGATTCTTGGTGAAGAAAACATTACTTACGATAGAGAAGTTGTTGCAGCAGTTATCACAAAACATTTTCCAGATAATCGTCGTATTCTGAATGAATTACAAAGATACTCTGCATCTGGAACTATCGATAAAGGCATTCTTTCTTCCGTATCCGACATTCAAACAAAAGAATTAATTGCAGCACTCAAGGAAAAAGACTTTGCTGCTGCTCGTAAATGGGTCACAAATAATCTAGATAATGATCCTGCTCGTATCTATCGTAAATTATACGATAACATGTATGAGTATTTACAGCCTAGTTCTATACCTCCTACTGTACTAGTCTTGGCTAAGTATCAGTATCAATCAGCCTTTGCCGCAGACCAAGAAATTAATCTGATGGCATGTCTGACTGAAATGATGGTTGAGTGTGAGTTTGCATAATGGCAGATTTATTTAAAGAAGTCGTTCCATCAATTCTTCAATCTAAGAAAGATGTTCTTGTAGAAGAAACTGACGAAAAAGACTATAATCCATTCATTGTGAATCGTGCTTTGTCATATCATCTGGACTGCGTTCCATACGTTAATCAGATGAATGTCCATCATTTTTTAGACAAAAAGCTGCAATATCACTATCTTCTAAATACTATCAGACCTATGAAACGGAAATTTCAACCGTGGCAAAAGTCTGAGGTTGACAGAAACCTATCTTGTGTGAAAGAGTATTTTGGGTACTCCGACAGCAAGGCCAAAGAGGCACTGCGGATTCTGTCTGATGAGCAAATCGCTTATATAAAAACAAAAATAGATAAAGGCGGAGTGACGAAATAATGATTCGTATAGAAGATATGATAGAGGTGACACTGAATGCGAAAGATGATTTTCTGAAAGTTCGTGAAACATTGACTCGTATTGGTGTAGCATCCAAAAAAGAAAAGCTGCTGTATCAGTCTTGCCACATTCTTCATAAGCAAGGAAAGTATTACATTGTTCACTTCAAAGAACTCTTTGCATTGGATGGTAAACCTGCTGATATTACAGATAACGATTTGGCTCGTAGAAATACAATTGCTTTGCTACTACAAGATTGGGGACTACTTAAACTTGTAAATCCTAAGCAAGTAGAGAATCTACAAGTCGGATTATCTCAAATCAAGATAATTGGTTTCCGTGAGAAAGACGATTGGCAATTAGTACCTAAGTACAATATTGGCAAAAAAGTACAAAAGGATTGACAAAGTTTTCTTAGTGTGATATAAATATGACTGTAGATGCCTTTGGGGTCTACACTTTTATTAACTCGCTTAACTAAGGAGACTTACATGACTCTTACCTCACTTTTCCCTTCCCGTACCGCATTTGAACCTTTCACTATTGGTTTCGATAAACTATTCGATCAACTAAATGAAACGGCAACTACTATTGCCAAAAACTCACCAAATTGGCCACCATATAATATTAAGAAAGTAAAAGACAACAAGTATGTCATTGAAATGGCAGTTGCTGGCTTTGCTAAATCTGATATTGAAGTTACCGTAGAAGGTAACAAGCTGGTCATCAAAGGTGAATCACAAGACAACGAAGCGGAAAACTATATTTTCAAGGGAATTGCAAATCGTGCATTCCAGCGTACCTTTACTATTGCCGACAAAGTAGAAATTAAGGATGCTGAAATGGTTAACGGAATGCTAAGAGTTTGGCTAGAAAATCTTTACCAAACACAAGAAACCGTTAAGAAAATTGCAATTAAAGATACCGATTCCAAATAATTGGTAATCATGGTGGGGTGCAATGCCCCACCACTTGACATTCTAAAATGCCTGTGATAGAATATATACATGATGAAAAAATCTTATCAAAAACCCAAAGAGATTTTGCAAAAAGTCCGTAATCGAGTTCATGTTGATGAAGTCTATTACACTTATTCTCACTGGCCCGTAAAGGACATAGATGGTGTTGCATTTCTTCCTATCATCAAGGAAATATCTGAACACCCTAAAGTTTTTTATATGCGGAAAGATAACCTGGAGTATGTCAAATGATTCTAAACAAACTATCACAAGCCATGTATAATCGCAGAATTTTTAATCCAAGAAACAAAAAGGATTTGGAAGAATATGGTTTTTTCATTCGTAACAGCAAATGGAATAATGGTTGTCCATTCTGGCTTGAGTGGCCATATCAAAGCGTACCTGCAATGATTAAAGATAAAATTGTTCGTAATATGTTTGATGCGGAGCGTACACTATGAAGAAGTATTTGGTTGAAACTGTGAGCATTTTTCGTCATCGTTATGTTGTAGAAGCCAAAGAAGAAGGACATGCATGTGACGAGGTTGTTTGTAATGATGGAAACTTGAAAGAATTTTCACAATATCACATTGATGAGAATATTTCTTCTGTTCGTGAGATAGATGATATAGAATACTTGAAAATCTTTAACAAAGATAATGAGTATCTCAAAGATTGGGAAGAAGAACGAAAGTTCTCATTTGTCAATAAAGTAGATTACAAAGATTAAGAATAACTGGCCGTAGGTAAATGGATATACCAGTAGCCTTCTAAGCTTCTATTCCAGGTTCGATTCCTGGCGGCCGGACCAAACATGGGCCTATAGCTTAATGGTCAAAGCGGAGAACTCATAATTCTAGGAGTCTAGGTTCAATTCCTAGTGGGCCCACCAAACACTATGAAACAAAAATATATTAGAGCGTACATGGATGTAGCGAAACGATTTGCTGAATTATCATCAGCAGTTCGTTTGCAGGTTGGTGCTATTATAGTCAAAGAAGATAGGATTGTTTCAATTGGCTATAACGGTATGCCACCTGGTTGGAGTAATGAATGTGAGTATGCAGATTACTATCCTGATGGTGATTTTGTCTTAAAAACTAAGCCAGAAGTTATTCATGCAGAAGCCAATGCTATTGCTAAACTAGCTAAAAGCACAGAATCTGGCAAAGATGCTACTATGTTTTTAACTCATGCTCCTTGTCTTGATTGTGCCAAACAGATATTTACTGCTGGTATCAAAACAGTCTACTATGAGAAAGACTATCGTTCCAACGATGGGTTGAAGTTCTTATCTGAATGTGGAGTGCTGATTTTCAAGACTTCAGAGCCGTCAGAAAGGTCGGAGAAGGGTTAAAAGATAAATATTGATGCGTAGTGGGTATATAAAGGAAAACCCATGCAATTCAAAATTGTCAAATGTCCAGATAAAGACTTCAAGCCTTTTGTGTCTGAGGCAGCCTCTTTCTTTGCCCAAGAACTCATCCCAAACACAAGAATACGAAACAACTGTAAGACCAAGATTGTCTTTACCAACAAAATTAAAGAGTATGGTTATGCCAGTATTGCAGGCTTTAATACTAAAAAACAACCTAGAGATTTCCTCATAGAAATTCATCCAGGAATAGGTGCAAGAATGATACTTGAAACACTTGCACATGAAATGGTACATATCAAGCAATATGTAATGAATGAGACTGACGATGGATTGACAAGATGGAGAAACAAAAAGATAGATTCAAATAAAGTAGATTATTGGAATCATCCATGGGAGATTGATGCATATGGTAGGGAACCTGGATTGTTGTATAAATTTGCTGTACTGAATTGTCTCTGGCACATATTTGATGAATTCAAAAATCCTGAAGATCCAATTGTTTCAATTCCGATAAAATGGAAAGTTTCATAAAAAATAACAAAAAAACCCTTGACAAACCAAAAAGTTTACTATATACTCTTAACATATTAAATTTAGTTAGAAAGATTACAATGTTGTCCATACGCAAACCCATTATAAGTCAGCCTGAGTATCACACAATTAATTGTGGTGATGCGTCATGGTTCGCCTTTGGGGTCCGTGTATAGACTAGAAAACTTAATCTAAATACAAGACCCCTAGCCTAAAAACTAGGGGTTTTTTGTTTATGTTGGGACATAGTGTAACGGCAGCACCGCAGACTTTGACTCTGTTAGTTTAGGTTCGAATCCTAATGTCCCTGCCAGTGGTGTCTATGGTGTAGTGGTAGCATTACTCTCTGTGAAAGAGTAGGTACGAGGTCGGTACTCGTTAGACACCCCAAAGATTTATGGAAGATGATGCAGGTGCGTTGGTGCGCCGACCAGCCTTGAAAACTGGGTTCTCAGAAATGGGATGGGGTTCGACTCCTCCGTCTTCCGCCAGATAGGAGAAGAAATGAATATAGCAATCATACTGTTAACAATACTAGGTTATTGGATAGCAATGGGTTTCTGTGTGGCTGCTATGATGTTTTTATTTTATAAGTTTGCAGTAATAGTAGGAGATATGGCTGAGAGGCTTAAGGCAGCGGGTTGCTAACCCGTCGATTTGGTAACAGATCCGTTGGTTCGAATCCAACTATCTCCACCAATTAACGAACATAAGGAAAGGAGTAAGTATGGATGGCTGCCATAGTTGTAGTTATTATATTTTTATTCCTATACTATGTGTCTAAGAATGACCTTCGGTAGCTCACGGCAGAGCAGGATGCCTTATAAGCATTTGTCCAGATAAGACCCAGGATGTGGTTCGACTCCACACCGAAGGACCAGTTAATGCAACGGTGGCAGAGTGGCCCAATGCAAAGGTCTGCAAAACCTTAAAGCCGTCAGTTCGAATCTGACCCGTTGCTCCAGTTGTAAAAATAGTAACATGTTGTATTTGTACAACACGCTTGACAAAACGATCAAGCCGATGTAGAATGTTGTTTCTGTAGTTGAGTTTCTTTAACAATTTAGCAATACGATGCACCCATCGTCTAGTGGTCAGGACATTGCCCTTTCACGGCAGTAACACCGGTTCGAATCCGGTTGGGTGTGCCATATTAAAGTATATTTGCAAGTGTACTTCAATATGGTTTCCGGTTACTGTTTATCCTGAAAACAGCGTGGGGACACGATAACTGATCCCGGTGGCTATGGCACCGTTAGCGCCGTCGAAAGCAGACAACATAGCAGCGTCATTATGCGTGACAAATCATCAACATAATGTGGACAGGGTAACAACTCAGTCTAGGGCTTGCGTGGAAAACAAGTAGCTAGACACCTTAATTGTGTTATCTGTAAGCCATAGGCCTGATCATGCCTGAGTAACTATGTACACAAACGGTAAAGCCGGCCGGACATTCCGTTGAGCATAGCAAATAGTGCAGATAACACAATTAAGGTGATTAATTTTTAAAAAAGGAGTCCTATTATGGATAGTGACAAGAGTGGTAAACTTATGGGTGCGTAACTCAGAGGCAGAGTAACCGGCTTTTAACCGGTAAGTCGAGATTTCGAAATTCTCCGCACCTACCATATAAAAGTGTTTTGTATCAGAATATTTTTATATGGCACTTTAGTTCAGTTGGTTAGAACGCTGCCCTGTCACGGCAGAGGCCACGGGTTCGAGTCCCGTAAGTGTCGCCAAGTTTTATTCCGGTGTAGTTCAGTGGTAGAACGGTGGACTGTTAATCCATATGTCGTTGGTTCGATCCCAACCTCCGGAGCCAATTATGGGTGTCGAGAAGCATTGGTGACTTCAGCAGACTGTAAATCTGTCGCCTTCGGCATACGGGGTTCGAATCCCTGGGCACCCACCAGTAGCGTGTGAGGCGTGTTGGGGGATTAGTTAAATGGGATAACATCGGCTTTGCAAGCCGAGATTAACAGTTCGATTCTGTTATCCTCCACCATAAATAAACCTTTACACACACAGGAAATAAAATGAAGAAATTAGTTTTTACTTTAGCTTTATTGTTATCAACAAATGTATCATCTGCAACAACCTTTGTTTATAATGTAACAAAAGATGAAGTGGTGCATGAATATGCATCTGAAAGAGTAAGACCAATTGCAAGTGTTACAAAACTAATGACTGCTATTATCGTTATTGAGAGTGGTGCATCATTGAATGAAAAAGTACCTTACAGAGGTTTTCTAGGTAAGAAAGAATTGAGTAGAGAAGAATTATTAAAGTTGTTGTTAGTTAAAAGTGATAATCAAGCCGCTGAAGCTTTAGCGAAAGCACACTCAGGTGGTAGAAGTAGTTTTATTGCTAACATGAATCATAAAGCTAGTCAATTAGGCATGATTCATACTTCATATGAAGATCCTTCGGGTATAGGAAGAAATAATATAAGCACGGCAAGAGACATATCAACATTGTTAAATTATTCATACAATTTTGATACAATGAAAAATCTTGCTGCACTTGAAAATATACAATTTGTAAAACAATCAAAGAAAAAGAAAAAGAAAAAACAATCTTTGATGGTAGTGAATAACACAAATTATAATTTACTGAAAGAATACAAAGAGATTGAGATATCAAAAACTGGCTTCACTAATGCAGCTGGTAAATGTCTTGCAATGCTCTTGACAAAAAATGGTGAGAAATATACAATAGTCATCTTGGGTGAAAGAAATACCAGAGATGTACAACGAGTAGGTAAAAAAATTATTGAAGCATTATAGCCGCTTTAGT